AGTTGTTAAAACCAAACAAATTAATCTATTAGTTTGTAATGAATGTTGGGAAGAAGATCATCCTCAACTGCAGTTGGGGATGTATCCTGTAGATGACCCACAGGCGTTGCGGAACCCAAGAAGGGATACGACATACGTTTCAGCCGGTGTCAATACGGCAGGGTATCCGACTGATGGTTCTCGAGACATTCAGTGGGGTTGGGCACCAGTGGGGGGTTCTAGCGCAAACGATGCTGGATTGACGCCCAATAATTTGGTTTTAGACATTCAACTTGGTACAGTCACGGTTGTGACAACATAGGAGTTATCATGGAAGGTAAAGCAGCAGTGCGTAAGCACGAGAAAGCGATGCATCCCGGCAAAAAACCGACGTTTGCCAAGGGCGGTAAAACCAACCTTCAGATGAAGCAACTGGGACGGAACCTTGCCAAAGTTGCCAATCAAAAAAATCCGATGCGTCGGACTCGCATGACAGGGATTTAATATGAAACAGAATCCTAAAGCCAAGCCTATTCCGCAAGCTAAGAGCCCGGAAGGCGTGGATCTTCGTAATGCCGGTTACCCGGAAAAGAACGTCAAAACCACTGGTATCAAGATGCGTGGTACTGGAGCGGCGACTAAGGGTGTGATGTCCAGAGGGCCGATGGCGTGAATTACACGCAGCTTAGTGACGCGATTGTCGCGTATACGGAAAATACGAGCAGCGATTTTGCTGCTCAGATCCCTACTTTTGTCAAACAGGCAGAGCAGCGGATCTATAACGTCATTCAGTTTCCGTCGCTAAGAAGGAATGTTACTGGCTCCACCACGACTAACAATAAATATTTGCAGTGCCCGTCTGATTTTCTGGCTGTTTATTCTATGGCAGCAATTGCTGCTACGGGTGCGTATGAGTATTTATTGAATAAAGACGTAAACTTTATTCGTCAGGCGTATCCGAATCCTACGGCTAATACAGGTATCCCGAAGTATTATGCTTTGTTTGGGCCGAGATCAGACAACGAAGATGAGCTGACATTTATTCTGGGGCCTACACCTGACGCAATCTACACGATTGAACTGCACTACTTCTATTATCCCGAATCAATTACTGTAGCGGCTGATGGTAGAACATGGCTTGGGGATAACTTTGATTCTGTGCTTTTTTATGGATCGCTTGTTGAGGCTTATACCTATATGAAGGGTGAGCCCGACATGATGACGTTTTACAATCAGAAGTACATGGAAGCCTTGCAACTTGCCAAACGTCTTGGTGATGGGATGGAGAGGCAGGACGCGTACAGGTCTGGGCAGTATAGACAGGCGGTGACGTAATGGCTATTGAGCAGGGTGTCACGAATATCTTCAAAACGGGCCTACCTTCAGGCACGTTTAATTTTTCCACTGATACGTTCAAGATGGCTTTGTATACCGCAAATGCGAGTCTTGGCCCTACGACCGATGCGTATACCGCGACGGGGGAAATCACAGGGACGGGGTATTCTGCCGGTGGACAAGTTGTCACAGTTTCGGTGCAGCCAACTACTGGGTCAGACCAAACAAACACAACGGCGTATCTTTCATTTAATAATGTTCTTTGGAGCCCCGCAAATTTTACTTGCCGTGGGGCGTTGATTTACAAATCTGGCGGTGGCAACCCAACGGTCTGTGTCTTGGACTTTGGGTCAGATAAAGTTGCCCCAAATACGTTTCAAGTTGAGTTTCCCAGCGCAACCAGCACCAGCGCAATCATCCGAATCGCATAGGAGTCATCATGTCTATTGAGAAAGCTAAAGCTGCCGATCACGCTGCCAGCGGTTTGGTTGCTACGACTGGAGCGTCGGAAGGCGCAAAAGCCACGGGTAAGTATGTTGTCGAATGTTTCGACAAGGACGGCAATCTAAAGTGGGTTGCTGAATCCAAGAATCTGGTAGTCAATGTCGGTCTTCAGTACATGGCCGGTGTTGCGCTGACCTCAACGGCTCAGATCACGACTTGGTATGTGGGCTTGTACGGCGCCGCAGCAAGTAACAGCCCCGCCGCTAGTGACACGATGTCCTCCCACATTGGTTGGACTGAGGTTACCGCTTATAGTGAATCGACCCGTGTTGCTGCGACGTTTGCAGCGGCTACGAATGCTAATCCTTCGGTGGTCACCAACACGGCCAGTAAAGCTGTGTTTACCATCAACGGCACCACGACTGTGGGCGGGGCATTTCTGACTAGCGGATCGGCTAAGAGTGGTACGACGGGTACGCTGTTTTCGGCAGCAGACTTTTCCTCCCCCGGTGATCGGTCGGTGGTATCGGGTGACATATTAAATGTCACTTATAGTTTCTCTCTTTCAGCATAATGTTGTAAGATACACCCTCGATCAACAGATTGGGGGTGTTCAATGGCTAACATTTATAGGTTGTATCGTGGGATGCTAAATCGTTGTTACAACCAAAATCAAAAGTCCTATAAGGATTACGGTGGTCGGGGTATAACGGTTTGTGAAAGGTGGTTGCCTAGTGACTATGGGATTGGGTTTAAAAACTTTTTAGCAGACATGGGCGAGCCGCCAGCAGGTTGTACTTTGGATCGTCTTGACAATAAAGGTCCATATAGTCCAGAGAATTGTCGGTGGGCGTCACGGTCAGATCAGGCTAACAACAAACGGAATAACAGATGGATCACGGCTAATGGGCAAACTAAGACATTAGCGCAATGGGCCAAAGATTTGGGTTGTAGTCCTTCTAACATTTTGTATCGCATTAAAGCGGGAATGTCCGAAGAACAGGCGGTAACTAAGTCGATTGCAGAAAGGCCAAACTCTAAACTGTCTGAAGATGACGCTAGATACATTAAACACCATTATCCGGTGATGACTTCTTCTGCGTTGGCAGAAAAGTTAGGCGTGTCTAAGAAAACAGTTTTAAATGTTATTCACGGGGTTACCTTTAAAGATGTGGAGCTGGGGTAAATGCCGGATGGAGGGTGGGGTTCTGGTACTTGGGGTCAAGCCGGTTGGGGTGACTCCGTTTACGACCGGGATATTGCTGAGACAGCAACCGGGACAGACGCACCCTCGTCCTTATTTTCAGTTCAATCGGCTGTAGCGGAAACAGGGACTGGCACTGACGCAGTTGCCGGTGCGGTTGAATTTTATAGTGCGGTAGCGGATACCGCCACAGGTGCAGACAGCATATCGTCAACACCTGAATACCCAGCGTCGGTGTCTGAAACGGCGTCTGGTGCGGATACTGTAAGTTCGTCTGCGGAGTTCTTTGGTGCTATCAGCGAGACTGGCGCCGGGACCGATGCGGTATCTGCCAATCAAAACATTCAAGGCGCCGTCAGTGAATCTGCTACAGGGACCGATGCAATTTCTGGGGCTGTGGAGATTTATGGCTCAGTTAGCGAAACTGCAACTGGGACCGACGCTATTGCAAGTACGGTTGAGTTTTTCAGTAGCGTGGCTGAACTGGCTACGGGTGCTGATGCAATTGCCAGTTCGATTGAAGTATTTGGTGCTATTAGCGAAGCGAGCACCGGCGCAGATAGCGTTTCTTCCGGCCCTGAATACGGGGTATCAGTCAGCGAGACCGGCACAGGCAGTGATACGACTGAAGCTGCATTTGCTTTCTACAGTAGCGTGGATGAGACGGCTACTGGAGCGGATACGGTTTCCTCTGCTGTGGAGTTCTTTAGTGCTCTTAGCGAAACGGCTACGGGCGCTGATGCCATTTCGGCGTTGTTCAAACCGTTTGTTTCCGTATCTGAGACAGCTACAATTACAGATGTTCCCTCTGCTCAGGCTACTTTCTTTTCCAGTATTGCCGAGACTGCGACCGGGACAGATTCGATCATTGGCAGGAAACTTTGGGAAATCATTGATGACACCCAGACCGCTAATTGGCAGAATATCGGTAATACACAGTCCGCAGGTTGGGCCGCAGTAAACACCACCCAGAATCCAAGCTGGACAGTCATCAATACGCAATAGGAGCTTTAAATGCCCACCTCATATACCTCCCTCCTTGGTTTAGCTCTTCCAGTTACTGGGGAACTAGCGGGCCAGTGGGGCACAACCGTTAATGATTACATCACTCAGTACGTTGATTCTTCGGTCGCAGGCACCCAAACCATCAGCGGTTCCCAGACTGCTGTAACCCTGAGTGTTACAAACGGCTCTAGCTTAGTGACTGCCGGGTCAGGCTCGACGGGATCGGCTCAGTTCCAGATCATTAACTGTACGGGTAATCCTGCGGGATTGCTGACCATCACGGCTCCGGCTTCTAGCCGTCAGTACATCATTATTAATGCTACCTCCACCTCGCAATCGGTGAAGA